GCGATTGCGCCTCCTCTATTGCCGCCTGCATCAAAGCAACTGAGCGAAGGCGAGATGGTGTTCTTCAACGACATCATTACCGCGCGTGCTCGGGATGACTGGAAAGATGCTGACCTGTACTTTGCTGCTGATCTTGCGCGCTGCATGTCGGATATGGACCGCGAGCAGCAGACGCTGCGCACCGAAGAAACTGTAATCGCAGAAGGCAACGGTAAGCTGGTCGAGAACCCGCGTATCAAGATCATTAGCCGGTATCGCTCAGAGGCTGCGGCGATCGCCAGGACGTTGCAGATTGGCGGCCGAGGAATTGGCGACCCACGGACGTTTGAAAAGGCCCGCGCTCTGGAAGAAAAGGCGCGTAAGACCGCGACGAAGATTGCGGAGGAAGAAGATCTTCTGGCATGAAGAAGAAAAAGCCTCTGACCCGCGGCGAACGCGTTATTGCGTTCATCGAGACCTATTGTTTAGTACCTAAAGGCGAGCTGGTAGGAAAGCCTATCAAGCTTGAGGACTTCCAGAAGAAGTTTATCCTTGATGTCTACGACAACCCAGCAGGCACCCATACGGGCGTTCTCTCGATTGGCAGGAAGAACGGTAAGACCGCGCTAATTGCGGCGCTTCTCCTGGCGCACCTGGCCGGCCCAGAGGCAGTACTTAACTCACAGATTGTTAGTGGCGCAATGTCACGCGATCAGGCCGCTATTGTCTTTGACCTAGCTGTTTTGATGGTCAATCTATCTCCAGAGCTATCCGCCAGGGTTCGCATCGTACCTTCTGGAAAACGTCTATTTGGTCTGTCTAAGAACGTCGAATACAAAGCACTCGCTGCTGACGGCAAGACTGCGCATGGCCTTTCCCCGATCCTTGCGATTCTTGACGAGTTGGGCCAAGTTGCCGGCCCTACTGACAAGTTTATTGCGGCAGTCGAGACCGCACAGGGTTCTTACAAGAATCCTCTGAAGCTAATTATCAGCACTCAAGCTCCGACCGACAATGACATGCTGTCTCAGATCATTGATGCCGAGGACGATCCGCGAATCGTTAAGCACGTGTATGCGGCCCCCGCTGATTGCGCCTTGGATGATGAGGCTGGATGGCTTGCCGCTAATCCCGCGCTTGGAACATTCCGTTCGCTTGATGACGTTCGCATTCAGTGCGCAAAAGCGAAGTCTATTCCATCGTTTGAGCCAGAATTTCGTAACCTAATCCTCAATCAGCGCGTTGAGGCCACTGCGCCGTTCGTCTCCAGGACGATTTGGAAAGAGAATAACGCGCAGCCTACTTATCGCAAGAAAGCCAAGGTCTATTGCGGCATGGACTTGGCAGCAGTGAGCGATTTGACGGCTTTTGTAGCTGTTGATGAAGAAGACGGTAGTGTTTATCCCCATTTCTGGTTGCCTGAACACGGTTTAGCAGAGAAATCACGCAAGGATCACTTCCAGTATGATGTTTACCACAAGGAAGGATTGCTTCATACTACGCCTGGCAAGTCGATCCAATTCGATCATGTGGCGCGTTTTCTGCGTAAATTCTTCGATGAATTCGACGTGCAGAGGGTAGGTTTTGACCGATATCTCATGAATTTCCTGCTTCCTTGCCTTGAAAGGGCCGGATTTGCACAGGCTGAAATTGACAAGTTTGTTGAATTCGGGCAGGGTACGGCAAGTATGACAGGCGCTCTGCGCGAATTGGAAGTAAAATTGCTAGAAGGTCAATTGCGGCACGGTGATAACCCTATTCTCGGCCACTGCGCATTCAATGCGAAAGTGACTGGCGATTCAGGCGCACGCAAATTCGACAAGAAGACAGCGCGCGGACGGATTGACGGTATGGTTGCGCTGGCGATGGCAGTTGGCGTGATGCCACAGGAAACGGAAACGAAAAAACGAACATGGGCCGACTATTTGGCGGAAGCGTAATGGCAAAAAACAAAGCCAGCGGGTTTTCGCTGAAGGCTATCTATGGTTCTATCCGAGCCGCTCTTTCATTCCGCGAGATGGACCGCGATCCAGGCAATCGAGACATCACACGCGGAGATTATCCCGACACTGACTGCGCGCCGAAGGTAGATCGAGCGTTACAGCTCTCCACTGTATGGGCTTGCGTCCGTCTTATCTCCAACTCTATTGCTGCCATGCCGTTGTTCATCTACGAACGCACGGAAACTGGCGGCAGAGAGACGCGGCGCATTGCACGTGACCATCCGCTGTATTCCGTCCTGCATGACTCCCCCAATGCCGACCAAACGGCCTTTGAGTTCCGGCGTTTAGTCTCCTGGCGGCTGTCTTTATGGGGTAATTTTTACGCCCTAAAAGGTAAAAGTCGAGGCGAAATCAAGACTCTTGATCCACTCGATCCATGGCTTATGACTGTTCGCCGTAACCAATACGGTGAGCGAGAATACGTTTATGCAGACCCAACAGGGCAAAAAGTCTATGGCGAAGACGAAGTTTGGCACCTTATGGGGCCGAGCGAGGACGGATTAACTGGACTTTCTCCTATCGGCGTAGGCTGGCGTTCCCTTGCGCGCGCTCGTAACGTCAATGATGCTTCGCTGCGTCTGTTTGGTGGCGCTATGCGGCCCTCTGGCGTGGTTTCCATTGATGAAATCTTGGACGCTACGCAGCGCGAGCAAATGAAGTCGAAATTGATTGATGGCGTATTTGGCGATCCATCAATCGGCAAACTTCATCTTCTTGAAGGCGGCGCAAAGTATCAGCAATTGACCATCAACCCTGTTGACGCGCAGATGATGGAGCAGCTGAACGCCAGCGTCGAAGATATCTGCCGCTGGTTTGGTATGCCCCCGTCAAAGATTGGCCACGGCACTGCTGTTTCCAATTGGGGTACTGGACGTGAGCAACAGAATCTCGGCTTCTTGCAAGAGGTTTTGGACCCTGACTTGATGATGATCGAGCAGAGCGTCGCTAAATGGCTTATGAGTCCAGTCGAGCGCCTTACTTACTTCGCGGAGTTTGGCCGCGAAAGCCGTTTGCGCATGGATAGCAGTAGCCGAGCCAATTACTACGACAAAATGATTAAGGCCGGTGTTTATACCCCGAATTTCTGCCGCGCTCTTGAAAATCTTGAGCCGCTGCCAGGTGGCGACCAGTTATTTATGCAGAGCGCTATGCTTCCTCTCGATAAGTTGGGACAGGTTACACCCGGCACGCAAACTGATACAATTCCACAAGAAAACGACGCAGTAGAAGAGGAAAACGATGAATCTGCTAACTAAGTCGGTCGAACTTGACCTGAAAAGCCTTAAGGATGACGGTAGTTTCACCGGCTATGGTTCGGTATTCAATACCAAAGACCAAGGCGGCGACATTGTTATTCCTGGCGCATTCTCCAAAAGCCTGAAGAAATGGGCTGATAATGGTCGCCAAGTTCCCGTTCTGTGGCAGCATAAGACCGATGAGCCTATCGGTAGCTGGGCAGATTTGAGCGAGGACGATCACGGACTGCTTGGTGACGCCAATTTGTGGACGGATGACGCGCCATATGCGCGAATTGCCCACAAAGGCATGAAGACCAAGACTATTACTGGCCTTTCTATCGGCTATCGCATCAAGCGCGAAGAGTACGACAAGAAAGCCGGCGCAAATCGCTTGATTGAGCTGGATCTTGTGGAAATCAGCGTCGTGACCAATCCGATGCACGATGACGCGCGTATTGCGATAGTAAAAGGCGCAAATGCCGCTGATATTGCGATGGCTGCAAGGTGGCTGAAGAAGGCTATAAAGCTGCATCAGGGTCATATGGACGGATCTGTTAGCACGAGCGAAGCGTCCCAAAAGGAAATGATGGAACAGATGGAGAATGCGCTTTTCTATCTCTCTGATGGTGGCAACATGGCACCAATGAAAGGTTTTGGAATGCCGTCCCTCAAAGAATTTGAAGACTTCCTGCGTGATGTAGGCGGGTTTTCACGTAGCCAGGCCAAAGCCATCGCCGGCAATGGCCTGTCGAAACTGCTTGCTCAGTGTGAGGCTGAGGGCGAACAAGGCGATAACACCAAAGCCATTCTGGAAATTCTGAGTGGCGCCCAAAACAAACTCACACGATAGGAATTCAAATGGAAATCACCGAAATCAAAGCAGCAGTAGACAAACTGACCGACTCCGTTCGTGAGCAGGCTGAAAAGGCCGTCGCAGAGGCGCAACGCGGTATCAAGATGGCTGAAGGTCAGAAGGATCAAATCGATGATCTGATGACCAAGCAGAATGCCGCACGCGCAGAACTGGACGAGCTGCTGCAAAAGATGGCGCGTCGAGGTTCTGAAGAAAAGAAATCGCCAGATACCGCCGGCTATTCGTTTATCGAGAGCGAGCAGTACAAATCGTTCAAATCTGGTGGCCAAGCACTCGGCAAAGGCGAGAAGATTAGCGTCAACATGAAACAGATCACCAGCCTGTCGAACTCGGGCGGCGTCCTGATTGCTCCTGACCGACAGCCTGGCATTCTGGCGCTGCCGCAGCGTCCTGCTACCGTGCGCGACCTCCTCGCACCTGGCCGTACCAACGGCAACAGCATCCAGTATTTCCGCGAACTGGTTTTCACGAACAATGCGGCGCCTGTCGCTGAGGGCACGCTGAAGCCTGAGTCGAATCTGACCTTTGAGCAGGCACAGGCGAACGTCATCAAGCTTGCCCACTGGATCAAGGCAACGACTGAGATTCTGGATGATGCGCCTGCTCTTCAATCGATCATCGATCAGCGCCTGCGCTATGGCCTGTCGTTCGTGGAAGACGTACAGCTGCTGATGGGTTCGGGTACTCCGGGAAATCTGGCTGGCATCTACACGACTGCTTCGGCGTACGCGGCGCCAACCACTATTGACGGCGAAACCCGCATCGACCGTATGCGCCTCGCTTTCCTTCAAGGTGAACTGGCTCTATTGCCTGCTGATGCTGCAGTTATGCATCCGACCGACTGGGCTATTATCGAGCTGATGAAGGATACTCAAGGCCGCTACCTGATCGGTAATCCTCAAGGGACACTGGCACCGACCCTGTGGGGGCGCCGCATCGTGCCTTCGCTGGCAATGCCTGTTGGCTCGTTCCTGGCTGGGAACTTCCGTGACTCGGCTCAGATTTTCGACCGTGAAATTGCAAACGTCACGGTTTCCACCGAGAACGAAAATGATTTCGTCATGAACAAGGTGACGATCATGGCTGAGGAACGTCTGGCATTGGTTGACTGGCGTCCACAAGCCCGCGTGAAGGGCACCTTCGCTCCCGCCGCGTAAGGAATCAGAAGCCGCTAAACCAAACGGGTTTAGCGGCTTTCTTCAGCTTGTTACCATATCCGGAGAGAATGATGAAAGTTACCGTAACCGCTACCGACAGTTTTGTGATCGGCAACAAGGTCTACCACGCTGGCGATGACGTCGAGGTTTCGATTTACGACGCGCGCCTACTTGCAAAGTCTGGTCTGACCAGCGAGCCTGAAGAGGCGCAGCAAGAAGAGCGGGCTAAGATGGAAGGGGCCCCCGAAAACAAGATGGCCGACGCTCCAGCCAACAAATCGCGCACGAAAAAAGCAGAGTAAGCCATGCCTAAAACCATCCGCCTCACTTCGACATATGACGGCTTCAAGCCTGGCAGCATTATTACCGTTGATGACGCCGTTGCCGCGCAGTTGCTGGCGGGTGGTGTGAATGCTTCTGCCGACTTAGCTGGCGGTAAAGCTGCATACAAGCAAGTGCAGCAGTCTAGTATGGTTCCGCTCCCTAGTGGTCCTGCGTCGGGATCGCTAGGTGCGAACGAAACAACCGAAATTACTTTGCCGCCTAATTTCTTTCTTACGGTGAGTGGTAGTGCAGGTGCGGAAGGTAGTGCAGAAGTTATTGATTCCACCGGCTCCGTGAGTACGCCGGTACAGCTTCGCACTGCTGCTGTAACATTTGGCTCTTATCAGGACGAGAGGAAGGTACGACTATACGCGAACGTTGGTCGTTTCTCTTATTCGTCAACCCCCTTTGGTGGAGTTCGTCTATCTCCTGACTCCTCTGGAAATGTGGGCATAGTAGGCTTGGATGGGAAGGTGATTGCTATTGGGGGCGGGGCTGCGATGTGCGTACCGCGCGTGCTCATGCTTGGCGACAGTTTCGCCGAGTATGAACGCTTCGCCTTGAGCGCTAGTACGAACGCGAACAGCCGTGCCGCAATGGACGCCGGTGTGTGGCATTGGGCACTCGCTATGGTCGGTTATCACCGCCTTGCCATCGCGCAGTACGCAGGAGTGGGCGGCAATACCGCAGCGATGATGCGCGCACGCTACGCCGCAGATGTCGCAGCCTACGATTACGACATCATGCTCGGCAACTGTGGCGTCAATGATTTCTATGGCTACGACCGCGCAGTTGCCGAGGTTTTAGACGATGTCAAGTCGATGATTTCTGCCTCGCTGGCGGCCGGGAAAACTGTAGTGTGGGCCACTTGCCCGACACAGGCGATCACGCGCAGCCTGTGGACGCTGGCCAAACAAAAGAAAGTTCTACAGTACAACCGCGAACTGATTGCTTGGGCTACTGGGAAACGCAACCTCCGCGTGGTTGACCTGGCGCGGCCGCTGATGAACATGTCGGATACCACTAACGCTGCACCGCGTGCTGGTGTCATGCATACCGGCGATGGCATCCATCTCCACGGCAATGGTAGCTACCTGTTCGGACGGGCTGCCTATGACGTGCTAAATCCGCTGTTCCCCGCACTGGCCCGGCAATTTACCCCGCTGGACGGACTGAACGATGGCTGGAGTGGCAGCATTCTTGGCACTGGTGTGGGGGCTATGGCAGGCACGACCGGTACAGCTGGGACGGGAGTCACCGCAGGTGGTAATGGCATCCCTACGGGCTGGACTGTCCAGCGCGGTACGGGGTCAACTACCGGAGTGGCAAAAAAAGTTGCCGACAGCGGCGGCGACTGGCTGGAGTTGGAAATCACTGGCAACGGCGGCACGACCATCGAGCAGTTCGACATCCGCACCGCTTCGTTCCACTCACAATTTGCTGCGGGCGACACGTTCAGCGTTGCGGCTGAGGTGCAGATTGATGCGTCCGGCGGCTTGGAGGTCGGGCGCTTCTTTCTGCGCGGTTACGCATGGGACGGTAGCGTGAGCACGAACATTCTGGTCTCAGACTGGAACCGCCCGGCTGCTGGCGATGTGCCGTACGGCATTGACCGCGTTGAAGCGCTTTCTCTGCGCACGCCAACAATCACCTTCCCGTATAACCCGACCACGGCGCAAGTGTTCTGCTCCATTGGTATCAGGGGTAGCGGCACAGCGAAGGTAAGGATTCGCAACGTCCATGCGCTGAAGAACGTGTAGTGCCATCCCTACAGCAAGCCTGCTCCCGCACCTGCTAGAGTAGATAAAATAGATAACCCCCTGCTGTTTAAATTGGTGAGTTATTCATGATTGAGGATATCGAACTGGACACCGTAACTATGCCCGAGCCGGTCACTATTTCTGCCCGGCCCTCTGAGGATCTGGCAGTGAATATCCAAGCGGATATGGAAACGCCTGAGCCTATCTCTCTGGCTCAGGCAAAAGAGCATTTACGCGTAGTCTATGATGACGAAGATGTTTATATCTCGGGCCTCATCGTCGCAGCTCGGGAAATGGCAGAGGGTAAGCTGAATCGCACGATCAAGCAACGAGTGCGTGAATTGGCTTTCTGCGACTGGTCAAGCATCGTTCTACGCAAGCCCCCTCTTGTATCGGTAGAGTCTCTGTCGTATATCGACACCTCTGGCCAGGAACAATATCTCGATGATTATGCCGTCCGCAGCCGTTCGGAACCTGCGCGTATTGCTCTGCCCTACGGCTTCTCGGCTCCGTCTATTCAGCCTAACGACGAGGCAATTGTTGTTCGTTATGTTGCTGGATACCCTGAAGACGAAGTGCCGCAGCCAATCATTCAATGGATGCTGCTGGTAATCGGCACGATGTACGAGAACCGCGAAACGATGTCTGCCGGCGTGAACGTTACCTCCATCCCTGAAGACTTCTTTAAGTGGCTGTTGCAGCCTTACATGGTGTACGAATGAGGGGCGGCGCGCTTGACCGGCGTATCACGATTCAACGGCCAGCGGTCGTTATAGATCCTGTCTACGGGCCACAGGATAGCGGGTGGGAAGACCTTCTTCCCCTTCGCATCCCTGCCAACAAGAAGGATGATTTGCCAGGCAATACCGAGAGCGTGCAAAACGGCCTTCGCTTGTCAAACAGCCCTGCTCGCATCCGCATCCGCTATCGTAACGACATCACCTCGGATATGCGCGTGATCGTGCATGACGAGAATGACCGAATTTACCAGATCAGCAGCACGCCAGCAGAGATTGGTCGGCGTGAGTGGCTGGAATTTACCGTAGCGAGGTATTCATCGTGAGCAACCGTGATGTAGTGATAGGCACTCGTCAGCTAGATGACTTGCTGAGCACATTTGCGCCAAAGATCAAGAAGAACATTCTCCGTTCCGCGCTGACCGCAGGGGCGCAGGTTTTCAAAAAGGAAGTGTTGCTGCGTGTCCCGAGGAAGTCGGGCGATCTTGCGAAAACGACCCGAGTTTCGTCCAGAATCGATGCGAAGCGTAATCGCGTAACTGCAAGCGTGAAAGTCGGCAACAAGAAGGTGCCGTATGCCCTTAGCGTTGAATTTGGCACACGCGCTCACTTGATCGAAGCTCCGCAGGGCCAATCCCTTTCTGTGGCGGGCAGGCAGTACCGTGCAGTTAATCACCCTGGCGCGACTCAGCATCCATTTGCGCGACCAGCTGCAAAGAAACAGTTGCCGCAAGCAGTGGATGCCGTGCGCAAGAAACTCCGCGAGCGTATGACTGCAAACGGCTTAAATGTTCCTGCTCCTGTCATGGATGATCTAATCGAATGAGCGGCGTAGCTATTGTTCGTGCTCTTCTTGCAGCGCATAAGCCTGTTACTGATGTTGTGCCAGCGACTCGCATTTACTCGGGAATCGCGCCGCAAGGTGTTACTTTGCCAGCGATTAGCGTTAGCACTGTTTACGGCGAAGAGTTCCCGACAGTAGCACGCCGGAACACAAATAAGCAGAATTGGGAAAGTGTTCAGGTCACTGTTCTGAGTTCCAACTATGTGCAGATGAAAAACCTACTCAAAGCTTGTTCTTTGGGTCCAGGCGTTCATAAGGGCACAGTCGTAGGCTTTAAAGTAAATAGCGTCATCCCAGATGGAATAAATCCCGAGATTCCACCTGGAGACGATAAAATCTTCGAGCAATCGCGTGATTTTATGGTAACTTTCATCGAAGCAAACTAGAATATCGGAATGCTTCAGCCCGCCCGTATCGCATCCCGCGCGCGGGCTTTATTTAGGAGAAAAAAATGCCATTCCCAGCAGACTTTGAAACTTATGCCGATTCGCGGCTGTTCATCGCTGAGGGCCGCCCGACCGATAACACGGAAGCGGCTTTTGAGACGATGACCGGCTGGGAAGAGTTCACCATTACCCAAGTCGGTTCGATCCAGGGCCGCGCGTATAACACTTCGGAACTGGACGTTGTGAGCCAGGGCCAGGTGCGCCGCAAGCTTGGCAATTACCAACTGCCGGATTCGGAATGGGGGTTTGTTGCTGAAGACGATGATCCTGCTTACCTGATCGCAGAAGCGGCGATGCGCGATCGCACGATCTGCTCGTTCGCGGTTGTGCGCCAATCGGGGGCTGTTCTGTACTTCACCGCACAGATCATGAACCTGTCTGAGCCAGGCGGCGGCAGCAACGACAATCTGACCTACACCATGCCTCTGCTGTTGCAGACTGAAGCTTTCAAGGCTACCACTCCCGTTATCCCAACGGTAGCCTAATCAAGCCCGCAAGGGCATAACCGAGCACCGACTGCGCGGGCGTCATTCCTTGGGAGGGAGCGCCCGCGCGGCACGGGCTAAATCCCTCTCAAGGACTAGAAATGACTTTCGATATCACCTCGCTTGAAATCGCCGATTCCGGCAAGTACCACGTTACGAATGCCAAGGGCGATCCGCAATACGACGCCAAAGGCAATCCAATCACGATCACTGTTACCAGCCCCGGCACGAAGAAAGCTACTCGCGCACAGTTCAAGCGCGATGAGGCCCGTAGCGCTCGCGTCGTCGGTCAGATGGCAGGCAAGAACTCCAAGCGCACTGAAGATGATGAAGTGCGCGAACGCGCCGCGTTCCTGGCTGAAGTCACTGAATCTCTGGATGGTTTCAGCTATGCAGGCGGCCCTGTCGAGCTGTACAAGAATCTCAAGCTCGGCCACATTGCTGATGGCGTTGAAAAGTTCTTCAATGATCGGGGAAACTTCAGCGTGGAATCGCCAGCCGATGTGTCGAATACGTCCGCTACGTCGCATGGCTAAATTCCACGCCTGAGAAGGCCGAAAAGAATCCAAAGCCGTGGTCAGGCATACCACGGCGGGAAACCATTGAAAGGGCGCTAGGATACGTTCCTGCGCCCGAGATCGAAGAAGTCCAGCACGTAGTCAATGTGCTGTTTGCAGTCGGCCCTGTAATTGGTGAGGCTTGGGTAACAGAACGTGATTTACAGGCTTGGGAGGCTCGCAGAGATATCTGCTTGCTTCCTTGGCAGGCGGATCTGATTATCGAGTGCTCTAAGGCGTGGCTCTCTGAAATGCATGCAGCGCGTGAAGCCGACGCGCAATGCCCATGGGAGGATGGTTCTCTGATGTGGCAAAAGGCCCGCAACATGCAGGCTGAAAAGTCTTGGGATCGTTTAGAAGAAAAGGAAAAGCGCAATGGCAGTCGTAAGCGACGTTGAAATTCGGTTACGGGCTGACATTGCGCGGCTCCAGCAGGACATGAACCAAGTTCGGCGGTCCGTCGATAACACCATGTCCAGTGTCACTCAAGCTGCTCAGCGAGCGCGCAATGCGCTTATGGGTATTGCTGCTGGAATCGGCGTCGGACAGATTGCCAATATGGTGGACGAATATGCCAAGTTCACCGCCCAGCTAAAACTAGCCTCTCAGTCTCAACGTGAGTACGCAGCCGGATATGCTGAAGTAAAGCGAATCGCTGCTCAATCCACACAGGGCTTGCAAGAAACCGGCGTGCTGTATGCGAGGATTGCAAACGGCACCAGGGAACTAGGAATCGCTCAAAAGCAAGTTGCAGCGATTACTGAGACGGTAAACCTTTCCCTTTTGGTTTCTGGCGCAACTGCATCTGAGTCTGCTTCAGCGCAGTTGCAGCTGTCGCAGGCATTCGCATCTGGCACTCTGCGCGGCGAAGAATTCAATGCGGTGAACGAGGCTGCTCCTCGTTTAATGCTTGCTCTTGCAGACGGTATCGGCGTGCCGGTTGGTGCCCTCAAGAAGATGGCCGAGCAAGGGGAGATCACCTCCAAGATAATGGCTGATGTGCTTCCAAATGCACTGGAAAAGCTTCGGAATGAAGCCAAGGAAGTTCAGACCATATCGGGGGCATTCACTGTCTTACGTAACAGTGTCATGGAATTTGTTGGGGTTCAAGCCCAAGCAAATGGTGTAGTCGCTACAATCTCAAGTTCTCTCACACTCTTTGCGCAGAATCTTGGATTGGTTGCTGGGGCGATAGGCGTTGTGGTAGCAGCTAAGTTTGTTAGCTGGTTATCGTCCATCGGAAGTGCGACTGTCACGGCAACGGCGGGCAACCGTGCTTTCTTAGCTTCTAATCTGGAGGTGGCGCGTTCTCAAGCGACGGCTACAGCTCAAGCCTCGTTGCTTGCCAATGCCAGGCTTGCAGAGATTAGAACCGCAACTCTCGCGGCAACCGGCAACGTTCAGCTTGCGCTTACCACTAACGCTCTGATCCCTGCTCAAGCTAGAGCAACAGTGGCTACGGCTGCGCATGAAGTGGCAATGCAACGGTTAGTCATCGCGCAGCGCGCGGCCTCATTGGGAGCCGCTGCGCTAGGTGCCGCTACAACTGCTGCGAGCCGGTTAGTTGCCTTGACTGGTGGCCCGATTGGCTTCTTGATTACTGTTCTTGGGGGCGCAGCTCTTGCTTTTAGTCATTACGGAGACAAAGCTAAAGAGGCAGCTGAAAAAGCTAAAGGCGCTGTTGAACAGTCTACTCAGGAAATTGTTGATGGGCTGAATAAGCAAAATGAGAAGCTGCGAGAGCGAATCGAACTCTCTAAGCAGGCGGGTAAGGCTGACGCCGCACGGCAGGGCGGCGAAGCGGTCGAGAAACTAGCGGCGCTGGGTTCAAAAATCAATCTCGAACTTACTGCTATTAATCAGGGATTGTATGGTCCTTACAAGGATGAGGGGACTGCGAGGCTGCGCGTCGTAGAGCTGCAATACGAGTACACGGCACTTTCTGAAGCGATTGATAGGGTTTCGGCGTCGCAAAAAGAGATAGCGAACGGAACTCGCGAGAGTCAGATTACCGAGTGGTTTGCTCAGAATGGGACTAAGTCTCAAAGGCTTGCGGCAGAACTAAAGGTATTGAAAGAAAGGTTCGGTGATATTCCTCCAGAAATGGAGCGCCTTGTACGTGAGAAGTATGCAGAGAAGGATCTCGGTGCGAAACCATTGAAGCAGGCTACTGAGGCTGCAAAAAGCTACATCGAGTCGCTAAAGCAGCAGCAAGCAACTGTTTCTATGAATGCCGAGCAGCAACGGATGTACGCTGCTGCGCAGGCGGCGGCTAAAGCTCCGACAGAGGCATTAAAGAACCAGATTCTGGCGCAAGCGGCTGCGACCAACGAAGCAATTAAGTCGCAAGAGAATTACGAGAAAAGCCAAGAAAGCGTTTCGAAAATACAAAGTGAAATTGCTGATAGCAGGAAAGATTCAATCTCTGCCGCGTCCCAAGAGGCGGAGAAAAATGAGCAATTGGCTAAAACGTTCGGCATGACTGAGTCAGCAATCGCAAAACTGGAACTTGCCCGTCTTAAAGAGCAACTAGCGCAACGTTCTAGCCGTGCCCTTACTTTGGATGAAATAGAGCATCTTGAAACTCTCATCGCCCTGAAGGAGCGCAGTGCCAAGGCCCTGACTGACCGTGAGGAATTGGAGCAGACCAAGCGTTTCTGGGAAGACATCGAAAAAACCGCTCACGATACTTTCGTCTCCATCGCTGACGGCGGCAAGAACGCATTTCAGCGCCTAAAGGAGACGGCAAAGAATACGTTCTTCGACTGGCTGTACCAACAGACCCTGAAGAAGTGGATCATCAACATTAGCACGGTCAGCGCTGGTGGAATTGGCGGTCTGGCACAGGCTGCAACAGGCAGTTCAGGTGGAGGCGGTTTGGGGAGTTTGCTTTCCCTAGGAGGCACTGTAGCCAAAGAGGGCCTCGGTGGTCTTTATGGAGCGTTGACAGGCGGCGCAACCTTGGCAGGTGGGCTAGGTACGGGATTCCTGGGCAGTCTAGCGGGTGGTTTAAATGGTGCAGGCATTGGCTCTGGGCTGACCTCCGCACTTGGCCTTAACATTGGTAATGGCATCGCATCTGCCATTGGTTCTACTGCTGCTAGTGCAATCTCCACTGGCCTGAGTGCGGTAGCTAGCGCCCTGCCATGGGTCGCTGGTGCTCTTGGGGTTTATACCCTTGCCACAAAAGCTTTTGGCCATGGCCCAAAACAGTACACCGGCGAAAGTTCGATTAACGGCATGGTAGGTGCAGGCGGCTTTTCTGGGACTCTAGACAGCGTTTGGAAGAAAAAGGGCGGATGGCTACGAAGCGATAAATACGGCACTGATAAGACCGCTGTTGATGCGGCTCTGTCTGCTGGTCTCTCCGATACCTATAAATCAATTATTTCGGCAACGTCTTCGTATGCGAACATTCTTGGCGTCAATGCTGATTCGATTCAGAGCCGTAGTCAGACGATAAAAATCGCGCTTGGAAAAGATGAGGCTGAGAATCAAAAGGCTATCGCTGATTTCTTCTCTGGAGTGGCAGATACCGTCGCGCGCGAAACTCTTCCTGAAATCTCTAAATTCCAGGCTGCTGGAGAATCGGCTTCGGCAACTCTTGCGCGCTTAGCAGCAGGTTTCCAAGTTGTAGATGGCGTTCTGGTTGCTCTTGGCATTAATTCGCAAATAGCATTCAACGCAGTTGGTACTGCATCCCTTGAGGCGCGTGAAAGACTGATTGCAATGTCAGGCGGTATCGAAGCGCTTGCATCGCAAACTCAGTTCTTTGCCGATAACTTTTTGACGCGTGCAGAGCAGGTAGCACCATTGCAACGCATGGTCAATGAGCAGCTTGCGGAGCTTGGTTATGCAGGAGTAACGACTGCCGATCAATTCAGGCTGGCTGTGCTCAATCTGTCTTGGTCCGGTGCATTGGCTACCGAAGAAGGAGCGAGAACTTATACGGCTTTAATGGCACTGGCTCCGGCCTTTAAGACTGTTACTGAGTACCTGAACGAACTGAACGACGCAGCGAAAGAAACAGCTTCGCGCGCCATTGATACGCTCTCTCGCTCTGTCAATCTGCAAAAGGATGTCATCACTAAGGCATACGAAGATGCAATGACGCAGCTTGAGGTGCAAATTGATGGCGTCAACGATTCGATCTCGCGCACCACTCAACTCTCGGAGGCGCTGAAAAGTGCTCTCGGCACCGTAACCACGCCGACACAGAGTTACGCCACCCGTCAGGCTGCACAGGCTCAGATTGCAACCGCAATCGCCATCGCAAAAGCAAGCGGTGTTCTCCCCTCTACCGATGATCTGCGCGATGCCCTGTCCGCATTGGACCGCGATGCATCTGACCAGTTTTCCACTCTGGCCGACTATCAGCGCGAGGTGGCGCGCACCAATAACCAGCTGATCGAACTCGGCGGCCTGACTGACGATCAGTTGAGCGTGGCCGAGCGTCAATTGCGTGCGCTGCAAGACCAGAAGGAATTGGCCCGCACCACTTCCGAAAACGAATTGCTGCGCCTCGATTCGTTGGTAAGTTTCCAGCAGCGACAGCTGAATGCGCTGACCGGCGTTGATGATCGCGTCTATTCAGTTGCTGAAGCAGTGCGCCGCGTGGAAGAGGCGCTTGATGCACTTCGCTACGCTCCACCAGGCGCAAGCGTTGGCCTGCCTACCAGCGTGGCTAATCCAAATCCGAATCTTGCTCAACCATCTGTTCCAGTTGTTAGCATGCCGCAACAGTACGGTACAATGGGTGGAAGTGCTGCGGCAATGGCGCAGCAAACCGCAATTAACGACCGATTTGCAAATATGGAAAAGGCGATGAACCGCACTGCCAACGCTGTGACTCAACTGGCAACCCAATTCGACCAAGCCTCGGGCGGCGGCAATGCTCTTTTGGTGGAAACTGCATAAAAGGGAATATGCATGGAACAATATGCGGATGTAATAATTGACCCACAAGGGAATGTTGTAGTGGGGGCCATGGTTTCAATCCTTGATTCCCAAGGGGCGCCAGCTCAGATATTTGGCTCAAATAACCAGAATTCCAGCATTAACAACCCGCTCCTTACTGGAGCGCTTGGCGAGTTTTCTTTTTTTGCTCGCAATGGCCGTTATCGGATCGGGAATGTTTCGGTAGGAGGCCGGGTTTTTCAAGCTGGATACCGAGAAATTATTCTTAATGATCCTGACGATGGCGCGGGCGGTCTTCCTGGTCGTGTTGGAGCACTCGAATCGAGCATCGAACAACTCGACATCGAAACCGAGGCCGCAACCCAAGCACTCGACGCCCTGCAACTTCCTGACTACGCCGCCCTGCGCGCGTACAAGGGGCCGCGCAAGAGCGTGTATGTGACCGGCGTACTGGGGACGGCTGCGCCATCCGGCATCGCTGGCATGTTCGTGCGCGATGATGCGGACACGGCCAGCGCCGACAATGGCGGCACGGTTATTGTGGTGGGTGGCAAGCGGTTCAAGCGCGCATGCGATGCTGTGACGCCTGAAATGTTCGGCGCGAAGGGCGACGGCGTGACCGACGACACCGCAGCGCTCAATGCATGGGCCGCCGCGATTGTCAGCCAGAAAATGCACGGCCAATGCCGTCCTGTCACCTACCGCGTCACGCAGGCGGGGCTGGGGGTGAAATTCATCGGCCTGCGCAATACCGTCATTGACTTCAACGGGGCCGTGTTCAAGACGCTCGACGGTGACGCGGTATCAGGGGGGCAAGCAGGGTTCACGTTCCGCGACTGTCAGGACTGTGACTTTTACGGGTTCACCTACGACGCCAACCGCGCCGCCCGCACGCCTGCCGAGAAATTCAGCCACAACATCAACATTGCAGACGCGAACCAGCGCATTCGGTTCTGGAACTGCCGCGCGATCAATGGTGTATGTGATCCTTGGTACATCTCGCCCGAGACGCCCGCCGACCTGTCGAAGTATCCGACCGATGTTCACCTGTACAACTGCGAAGGGCTGAACGGCTTCCGAAACAACCTGTCCCTGATTGGCTCGGTGCGCTTTCGTGTGTATGGCGGGCGCTTCAATGGAGCCAACGGCACGCTGCCACAATGCGGCTACGATGTCGAGCCGGATGCCGTTACCATCCATGGCAACATCAATCCTGAATTTCACAACGTCGAAACAAGCGACAACCTCGGCTATGGACGCCAGTACGGTGGGCCATCGAGCGTCGTCATCGAGAATCCGAACGGCGTCGAGTTCAGCCCGCGCGGGTCAAACAACGCGCAAGGATTCATGTACCTCGTTCGCGCCAAGGGGCTGCGCGTGGTCAATGCCGATGTTGGCCCGCACAGCACGCTGACGCGCGGCGCGATTGACGTTGCCAGCGGCGCGGTTGATGTGCTCGTTGAAAGCTCGCGCTTCAGGGACATCGCCGCGACCGGCGGCGCGACCTGCTGTATCTACGTCCACGCGCTTGCAGTTGGCACGCGCATCACGGACGTGCGCGCTAAGAACATCGCCTGCACCGCCCTTAACCTGAACGCGCAGACGGTCACGCAGGGCGTCATTGTGGAAGGCTCGACTGCGGGGTCCGTCATCGGCATCAACGGCGCGGCAGCGGGCTACTCCGAGATGTCGAATGTGTACATCAAAACGTGCGCCTCTCGCGCGCTGTACATGGCATCACCCAATTGCACCATTGCCAACTTTACAGTGATCGACTGTGCGCTGGCAACCGGGGCGGGTGTGATCGACTTCGATGCGCCATCGGCCGGCTCGATCCTGCGCGGGGCCAAGGTTGTGCAGACGGGCGGCAGCGTACCGGCCGGGCAGGTCGCGGTGCGCGCGCTGTGCGCAATGTCCGAAATTTCCGGTGTTTCTGCCATCGGCGGCTATACCTCGGCCAATACGGTAACGGGTACGGCGTCACTGTTTGCCACTACCAAGGTGGCGAACATATTCCCAGACAGTTTTGCAAAAGCATTTACTTATGATCCGCCGAGCATTGCGGCTGCGGCTGGCGTGACGACGACAACGACGCTGGCAAACGCGAACCTGGGCGACGCCTGCAATGTCCACGCGCCATACGACTTACAAGGGGTCATTGCCACCGCGTCGGTTTCTTCGGCTGGCAATGTCCGCCTGTCGCTGCTTAACCCGACAGGTGCAGCAATTGATCTCGCCTCCGGGACTTGGGCTATCAGCCTGAAGAAGTCCTAGGCCATGACCACCGCCATTCCCTACACCGCCGCACCAGCGGCGCATTGAAAGAAACGCATGACGATTGCTATTCCATACACAATCGACGCATCTCCTTCTCGGCCCTCTGGAAATTCTGGAGTTAATGGTAGTTACGAGTATGGTGACGACATTGCCAGCGTGCTCGCACCCATTTCGATAACTGACGAAATGATGGTGTCGATTACTGCTGGAGGTATCGAGCTGACTGAAGACGCTGCACCTCTATGGAATTCATCTGCAACGTATGCTGAGGGTGATCGTGTCTACCTTCAAGAAACTCATCGTGTTTATGAAAGTATCAAGGATGGTAATGCAAACCGCTATCCAGGTGATTTGGCTAATCAGTTTAATGCGGCTGGTGTCGCCTCATGGTGGATTGATGCAGGTCCTACGAACCGATATGCAATGTTTGACGCGCTGATCTCAACGCAAACTGTTGCACCTACTCCGTTGGCTATCGTTCTTCGGCCTGGATCGTTCAATGGTATTGCAATGTTCGGTCTGGATGCTGATGAAATCGACATTGTAGTGACTGACTACCCTGGTGGGACCGTTGTATATAGCTATTCCGCATGGCTCGAAGGATCGCAGCCTTCTGACTACTATGAATATTTCTTCGACCGATTTAAGCCGCAGACGCAATTTATCGCTACTGATTTAATACCCTACGGCGAGTCAGAGATTCGTATAACTCTAACCAAAGGAAGCGGCGATGTTCGCGTGGGAATGATTGCCTTAGGTGACTTGCGCCCGCTTGGCGAGCCTTTGCGAGGAGCAAGTGTTGAGCCGGTTGATTACAGCTACGTTTCTACTGACACTTTCGGGAATACAACGGTTCGCAAGCGCAATAATGCTACTAGTCTGGCCATGTCGGCTAAGATGGATATTAACGATGCCAACTCGATTTTGGATACAATAAAAGAAGTTCTCGGCGTGCCCGTTGTAGTGGTTGGAAGCAAAGCACGTGGCTATGAAAATCTGACAGTTTTCGGCTTGCTTAGCGGCCGGATTCAACATGATGACTATGGTATGCCAACGCTAAACATGACCGTTAAAGGATTGATCTAATGCCAGCATTTACTCCACCACCACCAGCGCCCCAGCGTGGCAACCGATCCACCTTCTCTGCAAGGGTAGATGCATTTTTGACCTGGTTGGTGCAGTTGGTCCCCCAACTTAATTCCTTCATTGCAGGTTTGAATTCGCGCGACGTAGGCGGAGCCAACACGTATATTTATACCTGGGACGGAGCGTCTGCCGATAGCGATCCGGGAATGGGAAATGTTCGTTTTTCGGCTTTGCCCCTAAGTGCATCCACTATCGTGCGTTTGGCAAACCTTTCCAGTAGTAGAGGTGATATAAGCTCATTCATGGCTTCCTTGGCCAGTAACGCGAGTAATACCAAAGGAGCTATTCGATTTCAAAAAATTAAAGATCCCACTGCTTGGATGATATTTCAGATATCGCAGGTTGTGCAGGCAGCGGGGTACTGGAATTTGGTTGGAGTAGTGGGCTCAAGTAGTTCAGCTAATCCTTTTGAGGGTGGAGATGACCTAGCAGCTTATATTGATCGCAGCGGCGATAAGGGGGATGGCGGCGGCACTCCGACTCAGCAACAGATTCGCGATGCAATCGGCACTGTGCCAATTGCCAATGGTGGGACAGGTGCTGTTGATTCGGTCAATGCCCTTAATAATCTTGGCGGATTGGCTAGGGCTGGAGGAGAGATGATGGGTCCTCTCACTTTTGGTAATAGTCAACCGATCATCTTCAAGGATACGGCTGGTAATGGCCGTGTATTCGCTTATCTCGATCAACTGAATATCACAAATCTACTGGTGGCAGGTGGCAATAGGTTACGTATTCTTAACCAGAATGGACAAACCGAATTGTGGAACTGCGACAATACAGGGGTTACAAATCATGCTAATACTTTGAATGTTGATAGCTCTCCGTCGAATTCGGTAAGTGCGTCATTAAAAAATACCAGCAACGGCAATTTACTCGCTTTGCAAGGGACGGGTACGAATCCAGCGAAAACTATTCGTATTACTAATAGCAATTTCGAAATGCTGAACAGCGCTTACAATGCAGTTGTCTTGAGTGTTACGGATGCTGGAGTGCTATCGGCCCCGGTTGTCACCCAAACTTCTGACGAAAGGCTAAAGACTAACTGGCGCGTAATCACCGACGAGCAGCTTGATGCCATCGCAGATATGCATCTTTCCGGAGTGTTCGATTGGGTTGCTGGCGGTAGCTCGGCTGGCGGATCGGCCCAAGCTATCCGACGAATTATCCCTGAAGTAGTGTACGAGACTGAAGGAAAGTTACACGTGGACTATGGCGGGTTGAACTTCGCCATTCTGCAAGCGAATCTGCGCCGCATGAAAGAACGAGGCTTAATGTGACATTGCCGACAGCGGGAGCGATCAGCTTGACTCTAGTAATGAACGAATTGCGTATTGCCAATTCAAGTCGAGCCTATCCCATCAGCCTTGGAGATTCCGATGTTCGAGCACTAGCTGGGAAGCCTAGCGGCGCAATCTCGCTATCCGATTTATACGGCAAGAGCGCAGCATCGCCAGTGCAGCCGATGACGCTTTATCCAAACGCAACACATACGGATTATGGCAACATAACTCAGAACGGCCAAGGTATCGCTATTCTTTTAACCCTGGAAGTTACAGGTGGTGCTCGGCCGCTAACATATAGTTGGACTAACATTAGCTCAACTAATGGCATGACAAGGGTGAGCGGTACTGATGGCCCCGAACTCGCATTTGAGCGAACTGTAAATGCTGGCACCTCTGGAACTGCGAGCGCACAAGGGCAATGTACCGTTACCGATGCAAATGGTGTTACAGCGTCTACAAACCTGCTTACAGGGACAGCGACTTGGGGCAATGCCTAGTTGACCGATAGAAACCAAGTACGTAGAATCGAAGCCTCACCCACCCGCTAGGAGCTATCATGCTGAAGCACAAACTGTTCTCGGACGCCGGCAACGGCAACCCACCGCCAAAAGACCCGCCGCCGATCAAAGATCCGAAGGACGAAGATCAAGATCCGATTGAGCCTTAACCATGCTCTTTCCTAGCTACGCCGTGTTGCTTGGTGCCGGCCTGATAGCCAACTACCGTGACTGGCGTATGCTAGCGCTGACGGTCCTGATTGGCGTGAACGTGTTCATTCCGATTCCAGGATCGTCGGCTTTTGAGTTCTACGGATACTGCATCCTGGCGGAACTGTGCGTCATCATTGGCGCAACATTTCTGCAAACTCGATCCAGCATCATCGTGATTGAGCTGGCTACCGTACTAATCGCTTTGCACGTTATGGCGTACTATACCGACGGACACCCTCCGTTAAGCCCATATCGTGTCCTCGTGAAGCTTTGCGAATACGCACTCCTTTGCACCAGCATCATCTTTTCACAGGGCTTTTTACCAAGCATGCGAAACAGGATGCCGAAATGCGAAGACTAAGACTGCAAGATCAATTCTCCCCATACGTTCGATTTGTGATGGGCGGGCAGGCGATAGTGACCTGGTATAGCTCCACGGTCAATCCTGAATCCACGCTGTATCAAGTCGCGTCTACCGAAGATGGCGGCCTGATGATTTGGGCAATGGGTATATTCGGCATCCTGCTTTTGTTTGACCTGTTCATTAATGACTGGTCGCCGACATGCCTGCGCCTCGGAAGGAAAGAATTCAATCTCGGCTGGGAAAGGGTTTGGCAGCATCGCCATTGGCTATTCGTGGGCATTGCTGGCTGCTATGCAGCTCAACCACACATAGCTGATGTAACTGGTCAATCTGTTGCCGTAGTGCTAGTATGTTACTGGTACAGCTTGATTAACATGATTGCCGCCTTCATTGACGCCGGCGAAAGATCGAGGAGACTCTGGTGGCAAAGAACGCACAGCTGAACCGTGTCCTATGGGTATATATACTGTTCTGCTGGGCAGGAATTGCATACGCTAGTGAACTCTCTTTCGCTGATGGGATCGAGTCTATCCCGCTAAAAGCATTTGGCTACGTAGCTGTTCTTTCAATCCTCGGCGGCATGGCTGCTACCCTCCCCAAGATTATCAATCCCGCCATCGTCATTACCAATCTTCCAGGCGAGATCATCAAGGATATTGTGCTGTCGTTCTTTGCTGGCCTTGTAGTCTTCTTGGTTGCGATCTGGTGGGAATGGGCATGGTCAAAGACTTGCCTTGTGATCCTATTGGCTGGTGCAGGTAATGCGAAGTTTATCGACATGGTTCTGAACAAAGGTTTTTTCCCGCGCGTGGCTCAAGCCATCGGCAGGACTTCGGAACCTTCTCCGCAGCCTCCTTCTGTCCCTCCTGTTAATCGTGAAGAAAGCCCGCAATAATGGCTCGTCGTACCGTTGACCAAATGATTGCCGATCTCATAGAAAGAGAAGGGTCTTATATTGACCATCCTGCGGATCGTGGGGGAGCCACTGCTTTTGGCATCACACAGGCCGTAGCACGCCAGCACGGCTATGCTGGCCTGATGCGCGACTTAACGCGCGGCATGGCTGAAGCGATCTATCGCAAGCAGTACTTCATCGCCCCTGGCTTTGAGTCGGTCCACCTAGTGTCTGTAGCGGTCGCTGAGGAGCTTTTCGACACTGCGGTGAATATGGGCGTAGGTGTGCCGGGCCCGTGGCTCCAGCGCCTTCTAAACGCGTTGAATGATCGTTCGCCCGAACTGAAGGTGGACGGCAAGATTGGCCCAGCCACGATCCTTGCATTGCAAGCCTTCTTGCAGCGCCGTGGTGCGAATGGTGAGAAAGTCTTGGTGCGCGGCCTGAACTGTTTGCAAGGTGCGCGCTACCTTGACATCACCGAATCTCGGCCAGCGAACAAAGCATTTTTCTTCGGATGGCTACTTAATCGCGTGGGGGATTGATGAGCATCGTACCTACCTGGCCTATTGCTGCGATCTGCTTGGCTGTAGGCATGGCTGGCGGTGCTGTCAGCGCTCGCTATGTCTACGTCAACAAGATTGAGAAGATCCAGGCGCAGCACACTGAGCTGCTACGACAGCGCGAAGTCAAGCGCGCCGACGATGAGCGCGCGGCTCGTGCAAAGGAGCAGGGATGGGTAGAGCGTGTCAACGAAGCCGAACAAAGGAGAATCAATGAAACGGATCGCATTAGCCGCGAGCGTGATGCTGCTATTACCAGCCTGCAAAACCGCGCCAGTCGCAAGCCCGCCAGCACAGGTAGCTTGCCCAGCCCCGCCACCTCTTGCCAAGGTTCCACTGGGGCCGAGCTTTCTAGAGCAGATGCAGAGTTTTCTCTCAGGCTCGCTGCCCGAGCAGACGAGCAGCGAGAAGCGCTAAAGGCGTGCTATTCAGCCTACGATTCGATGCGCTGAGCGTTAAACAACGGGTTGATACCATATCCGCGATCTGCGTTGCGTAACGCGTCGGATAGTTCGGCTAGGCGCTTGTAGTGGTCGCGCTCTTGTGCAATCTCAAACAGCCGTTTCTGAAGATCGCAAAGTTCCATCAGCATGCGTTCGCCACTCGTAACGAGCTTGTTCTTACTTGTTTCGTACTTCACTGGAGTCAGGCCGCCGATCTGCCAGTTATCTGACGGGTCGTGCTTTCGGGCGAACTCAAAGACTGTTTGCACAGCCTGAATGACTTCGTAAGGAACAATCAGGTTCGGGTCGTATGTCATTTCTGCCTATCCTTCCTTGTGCTAACCGCTAGTTGAGCAGTCTCTGTAGTGAACTTGTATGCTTTACCGCTGGCCTGTACTGCCTTGCCGCCCATGGCTGCAATCTGCTTGCGGCGCTCTGGCGATACGGCAGCTAGGCCGCGTGGTTTCTTCTGTGGTTCAGTCATTCATTTTCTTTCTGAAATAATCATATTATCGTAACCACTCGTTTTCAGAATCTATTTTGCCAATTTCCTCCTCCAAATCGCTCTCTCTTTTGTCAAGCAACGATAAAGATTTGTTACGTCCGTCAAAGAATCCAATGCAATACGAGTTTTCGTATTCCTTAAATAAACTAGTGTCAATATCTGGAGTCAAATCCAAATAGTTATGTCGCAGGCTTCTACTAAATCTCAAAATAGATTCTTTAGCGTAATCTGACATTTGTTTTTTAGAGAATACAGCTTCGCCGTTAACTACATTGAATCCATCTTTTTCAGCCAAAACATCTACAGGCTCAGGAAGAGTAGGCAAAAACTTTTCTCTTACCTTAATGTCAAAACTCGAAACATCTAGTTCATGAAGAGCCTCAACTACAGAGTCAAGGATGATGTCGAATAATTCTGGATATTGCGTATATGTATCTCGCCCATCACGAAGACGATCAATCGCGTCTCGCCATCCCGCAGGCGGTGCAGAGAATTGTTTCATATCAGGATTCATCTTTCATAAATTCCACAAATTCTTCATCATTCATGTCTGTGCAGTCAGTCCATCCAGGGCAGCGCATATGCGCTTCTAGAGGATGGCACCAGACTGCTTTTAGACGGTCTGGGCTGACATAAAACCGCATCATGCGGCTTTGGCTTTCAGTGCATCATAAACTTGGCCTGCAAACTTCTTGTAAGCGCCTTCACCAAAGAACAGGTCAAAAGCTATATCCACTTCCAGACCAGACTTAGTCAGCATGCTCATTGCAACGCAGATCACAGTTTTTTTGTCTTCGGTTTTCAGTTCTGCTGCGATAGCGTTCAGAAGGTCGGTAGCTGCGGTCATTTTATGTTCCTTGTTATCGCAACGCGGCGCGCTGCATCCATGTACAGAACAATAGCAAAGCTCCGTACAGGATGCAAGCACTATTGCTCACTATTTCGCGCCTCACTCACTTTCCGCACACGCGCCCTTCGATCCTTCCCGCGCCTTCGGTCTTCTTGTGCGCCTCTGCTAATCATGCGGCCAGTAAGCCAGCCTAGAAGCAAAGAGGCTGCAAGCCATGCTAGTGCGTAGTCAGTCCAGGTATCGAAGTGCATGTGCGGTCTCCGGTGGGTTACGAAGTTGCGAACATAGGATTCAATGCCGTAACCCAGTATCCCGCTGCATTCTTGTCCATCTTCTTGGCACGCATTTCCTGCTCAGTCATACACCGCCTATCAACGCCAAAATCGCCATGCCGATGCTTTTCAAACGCAGCACTGCTGTTGAACAACTCGTTGCAACCTGTGCATTGATTTCGGTCGCCTGAAACTTTAGCTTTTTCGCGCTTCATTCTCTTCTCCTAGTTATTGTGAAAGCTGCTTGATAGTGTCCCGCACGTCTTGCATGCCAACTAGCGTCACGCCTGAGCCACGTCGATATACGAGCTTTGCCTTCTCTAGATCGCCGTACAGCACAGCTGGTAGCAACGGCATGCCCTGCGCGCGATTGTGCGCGTTCGCCTGGCCTGTGAGCTGCGCCGGGTACTCTGGCGCGCCTCCGCGCTGCGCATAGGCCCGATAGCGCTGCTGGAACTCTTTTGCGACGAACGGCCACTCTTTGTCATCCTTGCCGCCAACAAGAATCCAGCCGCCCATATCAGCCAGCACGCGATGGATCGTAGCGTCATCAAAGATCACGTCATCCCATGTGCCACGCACGCGCACGGCCTGATCTACCTTGCTCCATGCGATCTGTGAGCGGTCATCCGTGCCGCCGTCGATCATCTTGATGATGTCGCTGTTGCGCGGCATCCAACGCCCTGCCTCGTCAGGAAGCTGCGTGTGCGCCCAGCACGCCTTCTCGATGGCTTCGTAGCTGTACTGGCGCAGGCCGGCCCAATAGATGCCGAGCATAGCGCGCGACAGCTCAGACTTGTAATAATCGGCCAAGTGCGTGAGCAAAGTGGCGAATTGCTTTTTTTGCTCCAGCGTCTCCGACATCGGCTCATCTGCAAGCCACTCTTGCGCGTTATCTGCGGTCGCTTGGCCGTGTTTGCCAAGTTGGGGCAACTTGCTCTTGCTGCCGCGTGTAGAGGCGTCACGGCGCTCCTTAAGCGGATACAGATCGGTCCAGTTGTTAGCCGTGGACTGGTCGAGGATCGCGCCTACGTCTTCTCCAGCCGCGTGGAAAGCGGCAAGGTCTTTGATGCGCAGCTCTTCGGCCCGTTCAGTCATGGGCTTCTTGATGCGCTTGCGCATTTCAACCCAGCCGTTCCAAGCGTCCAGAGGTAGCCAATCGGGTAGAGTGTTCATGCTTGCCCCATAAACAATGATTCTTGGATAGGAGCAGATTTACGCTCCCAAAATATGGCCGACTGATGCGATTCGATACGCTCCCGCATAATAGCGGCCCTCGCCTCTTTAGTAGGCGGGGTATATGTGCCACGCCAGGCAGAGTCGATTCCAACATTTTGGCCGATGTTTGTACTGTCGGCGCTGGAGAACGGAAACCGCGTGAATACGTCTGGGTTCAGCATCCTGAGCCCATGAAGTTTCGCACCTGGGCGCCCTGACTTGTCGCAAATGACGTCCATTGCCTCAGCCATCCTTACCCACCATGCGGATGTGCCGATCTGCGAGAACCCGCCTGAGCTGCCAATGCAAATACGAGGCCACTGCGAAACAAGACGATCAAGCCTCTCTAATGACTCGTGCAAGTGCCATACTGGCGCTCCAATATGCGGGGCAGTCAAACGCCAAGGCCATTCAGCCAACAGCGCATCATTTGCCTCTTCATCGCCGTCGATCACATCAGGAATCACAGCGAAATCGAAGGGCGGATATCTATGAAGCTCAGCTACCCATTCATAAAACGGCGACCAATCCGTAATCGGGTTTCCGCTCTTCCACGCAGAAAACGCGCCGTTATCGACAGCAAATGATTGGGCCACTTCAAGTGCGATAGTCAGTTGGTCTGGATGCCTGAAGGACACGAAAGCGTGACCGCCGCTCACAGCTCGAACAGCGGCCGTAGCTGGCGTAATCGGCAGGCCGTGATAGTGGATCATGCGCCACCCCTGACGGTCTCGATATCCACACCGTGATGATGCGCTCGCAAAATCTGACGTCCAGGAAGGACGCGAGTAAGCGTGTCTGCAAAAGCCTCGTGATAGCCCTTCTCCGGCAAGTTATCGACTTCTTCAATTATCGACTCTACCATCAGCACGTTCGGGCTGTAGATCATCAGGCGATAGTTGATAACTAGGCCATTGTTCGGGCAAGCCCTGTTGAATGTGTAGCGGTACTTATTCATCTTCTTCCCCCTAATTGTTGTGTTTATTCCAGGCATAGAGCAAGACAAGGGGTTCACCTAGCCCCTTTCAGCCATACCAGACCAAGAACACGATCCAGAACTACTGTTGCCATAAGCGGTCAATTCGATTTCCAGAGCGCCCTTAACGTGGGCTATCCGCTATGTGAACCTTGTGCTCTGTTCCTGAGATACCTTGACCAAGTTCTCGCGCCGTCTTGCTAGTAAGCGCAGACCATCAACTCCAAGCGGGTAGTCTTACGTCCCCTCTGCTATCGGGTGGAGTCCGGTCGATGGAGTAAGTCAGAAATGCAAAAAGCCTTGTAGTTCTGCTTTCACCTGGGTCGGACAGGCTTGCGGTCTAACCGCTAGAAAACAGAATTACAAGGCTTCGTTTTGTCTCAGGTCCGACCCCATCGACAAAAGTAATTGTAGAGATTACGGAACAATAGATCAAGCGAATTCATACATTTTTTCGATGGATTGGAACTTTTTCTGCTGAGCGAAAAAAAGCCCGCGAGAGGCGGGCTGTTGGCAGCACATGGGCGAGCATCACCGGTCAAACGCGCAGCGCTCCGTAGCGGTTGAACTCAGTGAGCGCGTCATGTGCGGCCCGAGCTATCTTGATGTTCGGGACGGTGCGCAGGTACTCGATAAGCCGGCCAATGGTGGCCTTCACCGTGCGCAGCTCGTCGCCAGTCACGCCTAGCTTCTGCGTGCGCTGGTGGCGCTGCTGTATCTCGGATACGGCTTCTACCATGTCCTGCGCAACTGGAAGGATAGGATCGCCATCGGGCGCGACACGGCGACACATATCGGCTGCACTGAGCAAATCGTAAATATGTTGCTCCTGTAGATGCTCGGTGCCGAGAACAAGCGAGGCCGCATAGCCTGGCATCTCAAAGGCGTGATCGTCGCGCATCTTGAATGGCTTGACAATCATCTTTGGCTTGTATGCCTTGCGTGGTTTCTTTGTGTTTGCCATGATCGTTCATTAGATCCCGAGTGCAGCAAAGATACCTTGAGGCTTCATCTGAACGGGCGGCCATGTGTCGGTAATGATCTGCTTGGCTCGGTCGATACGCGAACCCATAGACATATCTTTGCCTGTAGCTTCCCAGCTGGAGAGGCGGCTACCTGGGATCGCGGTCTTACGGATGCACTCGACGCGCGCTAAGTGGGCTAATTCGCTGCCTGCGGTGCGCTCATCGATGTTGAAGACTTTGGCAATCTGTCGTGCAGTCAAGCCGGGATTGTCGGTGATGTATTGCAGGACCATCGAGCGGCGGCTTTGTTCTTTAGGGAGGGTCATGTTTAAAGTCCTAGTGCAGAGAAAATGCCTTTCGGCGCTGTGTTTGGCTTGATGCCGCGCGCTACCCGCTGTTCTTCGCGCGACATGCGACGGAAACTGATACGTTCCTTGCTTGGCTCATTGCCGACCGCGTAGACGGCTGCACGCGAGCCTTTGGGATGCGGCAAGATCCAGGCGCGTACGTGAATCGATCCCTCTTGCTTCAGCGCGTAGATAATGAATCGGGTATAGCTATAGCTGATACCTAGACGCTTGGCGAGATCGTAGGTGGTGCTCGGCAGCGCCAATGCAGTCAGAACTTTCTCTTTCCAGATGTCGGCCTTCTTCTCGATCTTCGTCTTCGGAGCTGGCACATAGATCACATCGGGATTACTTCCAGCCGCATAGACCTTCGCAGGCTTGTTGCGGTCAACTGGCTGCCATGCGGCCACGTAGACGCGCTGCTGCTCGTGCAGGATGCTAAGATAGTCGCGCGCCGTATCGTGGCTTACGTGCATGGCCTGGCTTAGTTCTTTGGCGGTCATTTGCTTGGCGCTCAGCAGCTCAAGGATGCGCGCGATGCGGCGATCCATGCGTGGCGTTGCTCGGCTTGCTTGCTCGGGTGTTCGTGGGTTTCCCATTTCATTCCTCAATAATCATCTGTCGCGGGTCAACTTCCCGCAGTACGTAAATCACATCTTCCTTGTCGCAATTATCAAGCCCTGCCAGTCCAGCCAATTCCACTGCTTTGTTGCAGACAGAGACGCGCTGGCGCTGGAACAGACAGTTCCGGCAGGCGCGACCTGGCTTAGTGGCGAAATTGAAACTTGCTGGGTTCAAAGGCGGATCATAGAGATCGGCGATTGCAATCATTTCCATGTGTTCCCCTGTATAATCACTTCCAACACGGCCCCGCCCTCTGCGCTCTCATGCATCGGCGGGGTTCTTTTATGCCTGCTTAGCTTCTTTGATACGCCGCAGATAATCCGCTTTCATCTCTTGCAACTGCGATACGGTGTATTTGCGTGGCGTCGTGTCTGCCTCCAGCGCCTCGACTGCCATCAGGCCAATGCGAGCCACTAAGCCCTTGCGGAATAGGATCTGATTCCCGCTAAGATGCACATTGCACCAGTGGCATTGCCGCGCTAGGTTCAACTCTTCCAGCGCGAGATTTGGGCGCGAACCACGGCTGATGTAATGGCCTGCGTCAAACTTCTGGCCGTGGTCTGAGTGGCCGCAAGAGATGCAAGGCTTACCAGCATCGCGCACTTCCCGAATCCACTTGTTCAATGCCGCCTGAGTTTCCTTGAAGTAGTCGGCGCGCTTCTTCAGCTTGGCTAGTCCTTCCTGGCGTTCACGCTTCAGCTTGCGCTCCTTCTCTAGTTGAACATGCATCTGAGCGCATTCTGGCTTGCAAGCCTTGTGTGTCATGCTGACTGGCTGGAAGGGAGTGCGGCATACGATGCACTTCCTCGTCCGTCGCTTTCCTTCCTTGACTGGCTCGGGCCGTTTGAAGCCGGTTCGCTTCAGCGTGCTAGTACGCTCCAGAGTCACATATCACCCCGTGCGCCAAAGCGAACGCCTAGGCTCGCGCCAAACGCTTCTATCGCTTCTCGATACTGCGAATGCCCTTTAACGGTTAGCTGAGTGGTAGAGCCGATCAATATGCGATCGCCAGCCGGATCAATCGCCCACTTTGCATAGTTTTCCATAGTCAGCTCTGGGTCGAAACTCTCTGGTAGCAGCTGGCGTTTGAAGTACTGTGCCCAGACCTCTGGCGAATACTGGCGTCCATCCAGCCAAGCCTGCTCGCTGATGTCACGTAGCGGTCCGGCCCATAACGCTGCATTCTGGTCCGGCTTACGCGCCTTGACCTCTTCACGCGCTACAACCTCAACAGGCCGCAGCGGATCAATAGGCAGGTTACGCACAAGCGCCAGGAGGCTATCGCGCACCCTCTCATCGCGCAGGATAAACTTGCGCGGCTGCATGGCTGGGCGGTTACTCTTCGCTGGCATATACGCCTCGTTGTTCTTCCCCGATACCCTGGTGATAAGCCATCACATAGATGCCGAAGCCTGCACCGAAAAGAAAGCCCAAGGTGATTAGGCTGAATACGATGAGAAAGTCGTTCATTGAGATTTCTCCTTGAAGTAGGTTGCCAGTTTCCGTACCGTCTCAAAGGACGGGCTTTTTTGCTTGCCAGATGCGATGTTACAGACCGTGCGAGACGACAAGCCAACTGCCGCCGCAACCTTCGCCTTGTTGGCGCTTTCAAGCATCTTTAGTACGTATTCCAGGTCATTCATGGTGCTGGCCTTTCGAGTGGTGATGCGTAATCATAGCGTGGTACTAGCGGAACTGTCTAGCACTATTTGGTGAAAAAAATTGCTTGCGTGTGGTGCTGGAACTGTGCGATGATTCTTCCATGGCAGCGACGAATGCGGCCCAACAGCAGGCGATAGAAGATGATCCAGAACTTGCACCAACAACGTTACATGGTAAGCCCTTGCGGCAAACACGCTGAGTTTTACGAATCTAGCTGCGCACCTAGCGGCTGGACTGACGTTACACATTTGGATGACGCAGCTGTCAGTGATCTGATGGTGCGCCGTATGATGGCTAACTACTAGAAGGGGAGAGTAAAAATGGAACTTAAGTTTCGTAAGGATGAAAAAAAGGTTCTTGGGTCTGGTGACTGGGATGTGCGAAACGAAGAAGCTGGCACAACCATATGGACAGGTATATGGGATGGCGATAAGGTCGTGGCACTTCTAGTCGCTGCTGATGCTGACGCTTTTCAACAGACGATCGACTATTATGGCGATGCCATCGTCCGCGCAGTCAACAGCCATAATGCGCTTGTGAAAGCACTGCAATGCATCGTTAACGATTTGGCCGAGAACGACGAGGAGGGTTTGATCGAGCACACGGAGCCAATGATCCAGGCGCGCGCAGCTCTTGCTCTGGCAGGAGAGAAGCCATGATTCAACGCTACAAGACCAAGCCCACTCTTCGTGAGCGTCTATTCCGCAATCCTCCACTACTGTTCGTAGTAGTGATGATTGCATTCTTTGCCTTCATTGGATTTGCGGAGTTCGCATCTACCATGTTGGGGGCGGCATTTGATGTTCGTGCGGGGTGATGATGGATTCTTATAAAGTTGCGGACGAGTTGTACAAGCGTGGTTACTACGATGCCAGAAAAGAAGTTGGCTACGATCCAAGAGCATGCAAGGAGTGGCAAAAGGTGGTTGATGCCTTGAGCGAGAGGAAATCGCGGGACCATGTTTTGCAGGTATTCCGCCAGGTTGAAAGCATTGTGTACCAACACGGCACACAGGAAGATATAGATTCGATGTTGGAAGCAATTGATCTGCTGGAGGTTGAATGACTACTTACCGAATCGTCATCAACTTCCGCAAAGGGCCTAGCTACGGCCCTGTTGAGGTAAGAGCACCAGATGAGCAGTCAGCCAAGTTCATGGCTTTGCGTGAGGCGCAGGGATTTGGGTTTGACGATGAACCGAAGGATTACCAAGTGAGGGAAGGATAATGGATAAGAAAGAGCTTAGCGTTGGCGACGTAGTCCAACTTTCGCCGCAGGTTGGAAACCCGATGTTTGCGGGCTGCATGATGGTTGTAACTGAGCCTAAAGTGTGGGGTGCGCAAGGGTACGTAACCGCACTTGGTAGCAATGGCGAGCCTGGTGGTCAAGCTTACTACCAAGCTAAGTGGGAAGAAATGGAATACGTAGGAATTGCATGGTGGGTAGCAAAGTAGCTTGACGCAGATCAGCCTGCTTGATGTAGAATGTGCGTAACGGTGTGGTGCCGGAAGTAGTATCCCAAGGATGAAAGCCGATATGCTTGGAATCTGTGGGTCGCAAGGTTAGTCCTTACTTGTGATCCTCACCACCAGATTCCAGACATATCGGCTTTTTTCGTTTCAGCGCCAGACTGTTCGTACTCCAGACGATACCAAGCGCGCATCTCGGCGGCGTGGAAGAAAAGAGTAGCGGTAGAGCTTAGGCTCAAGGTGCAATCCCTAAAATCCGCTGGCTGGCGTAAATCCTGCGGCCAAGGGCGTAACGACTTAGCTTCGTTAGCTGGCAGGAGTCCGGTTTATCCGGGGTGACGTCCAATCCTCTCTTCCTCATATCCTGTGGGGTTAGGGGGCGATTGGTGAAAGATGACCTATAGAGGAAGCATGGCTAAGACACTGAACGAACGATTCTTTCAGAAGGTGCAAGTAACTCAGGGTTGCTGGAACTGGCTCGGAAAGAAAAAGAAGGGATACGGGCTTCTTTATGTGGGAGACGGCAAAGACCGCTTCGCACATCGGATCTCGTACCAGATTCACTTTGGAGAACTGCCTGATGACATGTGCGTATGTCATGCGTGCGACAACCCGGCTTGCGTCAATCCTGGCCATCTGTTCTTAGGAACCCATGCAGATAATTGTGCTGACAAGGTTGCTAAAGATCGTCATGCCAAGCGTGAAGAAATAGGAACTGCCGTGCTGACCTCTGATTGTGTCGACGACATCAGGCGGGTTTATGTCAAAGGTAGTCGAGATTTTGGAACTCCATCTTTGGCTAAGAAGTACGGCATCTCGACAACGCAGGTGTGGAACATTGTTAACAACAAGAGGTGGAGTTAGATGAACCAGATCAGACCACGCAAGGTGCCTCTACCTAACCTTGACCGCGCTGCTTACCTAGAGCGCTTCAAGAAATCCAAAGAGGCTTGGAGCGGCAAGACGTTCAAGCACTTCGACACTGCCGAACAATTGGCGGCTCACCGTGAGCAGGTTGCAAAGGCTCAGGCTGAAGGCGCTAAGTTCTAACTACAGACAACAGGGAGAAGATAATGGAAGTCTACAAAGCAATCGCAGCTGTGGCCGGCGAAATGGCTCATGCTGGCATCAGCAAGGCCAAAGAAAACAAGATGCAGGGGTTTAAGTTCAGGGGCATTGATGATGTCTATAACGCCTTGGCCCCGGTTCTGGCGCGTCACCAGCTGGTTATCCTGCCGCGCTGTGTTGAACGTGATGTTGTCGAGCGCGTCACAGCTAAAGGTGGCAACCTGTTCTATGTGACCGTCCGTGCTGAGTTCGATTTTGTAAGTGCAGTTGATGGAACCAAGCACACTGTTGCAACCTACGGCGAGGCCATGGACAGCGGCGACAAGGCAACCAACAAGGCCATGAGTGCAGCCTTTAAATACGCAGCTTTTCAGTCGTTCTGCATTCCTACCGAGGAAACGGCTATTGACGCTGATGCCACCACGCACCCGGCAACCACTGCAAAGCGTGTCGATATTGAACCTTGGATTGCCAAGATGCTCGCCGCATCCAGCTCGAAAGAGTTGGCTAAGGTAGCACAGGAAGCATGGGATGCGACGCAAGACGAGCGCATCACTACCGAACATTCACGCATCTTGGCTGAGCGCAAAGCGGCAGCTAAACAACTCGCGGAGCAAGCATGAGCGACCTGACCCTTTTTGAAATTGCAGCACAGTATCGCCACATCACCGACATCCTGATGGACTCCGGATGTGACGAACAGACCCTGAAAGATACGCTGGAAGCCGAAGCCTGGCCCTTGGAAGTGAAGGCGCAAAACTACGGGTTCGTGATCCGCAACATGGAAGCGACCGCCGAAGCGATCAAAGCGGCCGAAAAGCAGATGGCCGACCGTCGCAAGGCCATCGAGAAGCGCGCCGCAGCTCTGTCCGAACGCCTGAAGATGGGCATGGAAATCGCTGGCGTGACCAAGATCGACACTCCGCACTTTGCTCTGTCAATCAAGAAGAACCCGCCCAGTGTCGAGGTGTGGGACGAAAAGCAGATCCCGGCGCAGTTCATGCGGACGCCCCTGCCGCCCCCACCACCGCCGGCAGCACCTGACAAGACCGCGATCAAGGATGCCATCAAGGCCGGCCAGGAAGTCCCTGGTGCCAAGCTGGTTCAGGCAACCCGCATCGAGATCAAATAATGTGCGGCACTAGCATCCGCCGCCTGACGCCCAGCGAGCGCGACCGCAACGACGAGCAGGAGCAGGCGCGGTACGACGAGCTGTTCGCGCAGATTGAGGAAGAGCAGCGCGAGGAACACGACCGCGAGTTCGGGCCTGGCGTACCGTTCAAGCCGCGCCAGGTGCATGAGCTGGTAGTTGCCCGAATGCGAGCCGAGACAGTCGGCCTTTGACACGAAGCCGCCTGGTGCGGCTTTTTATTTGCACATATCGTTGCGAATAGTGTTGCGCATCGCGGCCTGCTTGTGTATAGTGGTGTTCATGGGCGGCGCAGTGGGCGCGGCGAGAACTGGAGAAATCAAAATGCTGGCAATCGAAAACTTCGACAACATCACCAACACCGCTGCTATCGAGTTCCTGCGCAAGCTGCGCAACGAATACAGCGGAGTGTCGAAAGTCTACGGAACCCGCTACCTGGCGGCGCTGGCGAAGGTCTGCGGCTACGCCGTGACCAACTACGGCAAAACCCTCGTTCTGGGTCCGGCGAACGCGACCCGTAAGGAATTCAAAGCCAACAAGGAAGCAGGGCAGTTCATGGAAAGCACCATTCAGGACTTGATCGGCTTTGGCATCATTGCCCACTAACACCAACCCCGCGCCCGCTACGGTGGGCGCATAACCTGAGAAGCTAATGCCAACCCCAATCAGCGAAGCAGCCAAGCGCGCCGTAAAGCTACTGAAGAAGAAGCACCCCGAGCACCGCTGGCGCAATTACACGATCACAGAAGCCGCCGCAATTGAAGGCGTGTCACGCAGCACAATCTACCGCCACCTTGGCGAGAGCAAACAGGGAGAAAAACAATGAACGACAACACCAATACTGCCGCTACCTCGGGCGATGCCCCGGACCTGCAACAGCTCAAGGCGCTGGCACTGGCTTTTCAAAATGAGAATGGAGAGCACTGGTACAACTACCTTCAGCTCGCAGACGGCATCAGCTACGAGAGCGCCGCCGACTTCATGGTAAAGGTATCGCCTGCCGTTGTTCTCGGCCTGATCGCCCGCATCGAGAGCAATGAGGTGGAAAGCTACCGTCGAGGCTACGTCGAGGGCATGGAGGAAGGCGCGCGCCTCGCTGTGGAACCTGCTACCGCATCGGGCGATGAGCGCGCGGACTTCGAGACGTGGATCAAGTCGCGCTTAGGCTATCCGTTCGCAGGGACCTTCACCAACCTGATGTGGGACGCATGGCAGGCCCGCGCTGCTGTATCTGCCGCCACCAAGCCGACCGCCGACCAGGTGCGCAATCAGGCGCTGGACGAAGCGGCAGAGCTTGTATCGGATTGCGACAAACGCGCAACGCTGAAGGGCATCGCCTGTGCAATCCGCGCCCTCAAGTCCAGTGCAACCCAAACCACAGAAGGAGCTAACAATGGCTGACCTCACGAACGACCAGATCACCGCAGGCGCAGCCGTACTGTGCGACCACGGCCAGCCTATCGGGCGCAATGCAGCTATCGAAGTGTTCGATGCGATGCGTGCTGCGTCCCCGCAGGTAGCGGATATTGCAGAACTGTCGAAGGCCGAAATCGACGCCATCGTGTACCAGTGCCGTCAGCAAGGCAATGACACCACCTACGACATCGTTAATGCCGCTATCGCCGCATCCCGCCGTGCCGGGGGTGAGGTGAAGGCATGGGCACACGAAGATGGTCGCGTGATCCCTGCATCTACAAAGCTCGCAGCCGAGCGCGACGGCGGCGCGATGGCCTCGTCGCTGGCTGGCTACACGATCCCGCTTGGCCCCATCGCCACCCCTGCATCTGCCAGTGCAGGGCAAGCCGCCCCGGCCATGCGCCAAGCATGACGTTGGGCACACCGCATGGTGCTCGCGTATTCGCGCCTCGCAATGGCCCGCGTGACTTTGTGCCTTCTGGCGGTGCTGTTCGTCGCCAGCGGCAACTACTACGCCCACCGCCAGGCCCAGCAGCCTCGCCAGTGCCCACCCGAGTGCGCCGACTGCGGCCACTCCTGGGGGCCGAGCAATAAGCTGTGGTGCACACCGAAGAATATGAAAGGAATGAAATGAGCGAAGAATTGAAGAAATATCTCGACCGTGATGGGCGTTTGACCAGCGAATTGCGCGCCCTGATCGAGGGTATGTCGGTATCCATCGACGTGAGCACAGGTGACCACGACAGCGGCAACCGCTTGTTCGGTGTGGTCAGCGAGGTGATGGACGACAGCTATGACAAATGCGGCGTCACGTTGCTCGTCTACGATGCCAAGCCTAACTTCGCCCCTGTCGGCGCACGCGAGCTGGACTACGAGGAAGAGCGCCGGAAATTCGAGGCGTGGGCAGATGCTAATCGGTACGACCTGACAGATGCATGGGACGGATGGATGGCGGCTCGTAGAGCAGCCCAATCCACTGCACCAGTGAGCACCGAGCAGGCCGGGGATGCGCAGTCCGTTCGTAATGCCGCGCTCGAAGCCGCCGCAAGCCTGTGCGATCGCTTTGCCGCGCGCGACATGCACCCGGCAGAGTGCGCCGGCGCGATCAGGATGATGAAAAAGGCGCTCAACGAGATGGCCGCCCCATCCCCTAACAATTCGCCAGTAGGCCGGAAATCAGATTAACCTGTAGTTCCATTCCAACCAAGAAGGGGTAGAGCATGGCAGATCCAAAGCTATACAAGTGGGGGCCGAAAGGCATGCTGGTGGCGAAAGACAGCGAACCAGATGACATCAAGTTCACCGAGAAAGCCGACCTCGGTCTTTTCGGTGGGCCAACATCGAAGATCGTCAAGAACCTGCCGGGCTATGCATGGGGCGCGAAAGAGATGAAAGCCGGCACGAAGTACGCGAAGCTCTCCGATGTACAGGCGCTGATGGGCGGCAAGCCAACGCCGCAACCGGCCCCGAATCCTGAGCCTGTGCCAACGCCGCCAGCACCAACGCCGGTTCCACCGCCACCGCCGCCGAAGGCCATCACTTCGCTGCGCATCCAGAGCGCTAGCGACAAGGTGCAGACGAACGTGCCGTTCACGGTGGGCCATGTGTTCAAACAGGGCGATCTGCAAGCTGGCAAGGCGCTTGTTGGCATGCTGGATGACGGAGCCACGATCCCACTTCAGTTCGACCTGAAGGTGGCCTATTCCGATGGTTCGGCCAAGCATGGCATCGTGTCGGGCATCATCCCTCAACTCAATCCGGGTAAGGATTTCGACCTGCGTTTGGCGCAGGCCGAACGAAAAGAAGACGGTAATGGACGTAAGCTGATGGTGCTGGCTAAGGTCGAACTTACTGTGGATGGCGTTACCTATACTGCCGACAATGGCGAGTCGAAAGAACGCCGCTGGATGTTCGGCCGTATCGTGACCGAATTGCACGCCTCGCAACCGCTGCGTGACAGCAAAGGCAATGCCCATCCGCACTTGCACGCACGCTTCGCCACGCGCTGCTATGACGGCGAGCGCACGCGCATGGACGTATCAATCGAGAACGACTGGGCATACGAGCTGAATCCGCAGAACTTCACTTATGACGTCCGTATCACAGTCGCTGAAAAGTTAGTCTACGAGAAGAAGGCGCTTACGCATTACCACCATGCTCGCTGGCGTAAGTTGTTCTGGTACGGTGAAGAGCCGCAGATCAACGTGAACCACGCTTATCGCTACCTCATCGACTCGCGCGCACTGCCAAACTACGATCCGAGCATCGTGGTTCCGGAAAAGACGCTGGCAGATTGGACTAAACGATGGGATAAGGCCGAAAAAGAGCCGATGAAAGTCGGTTTGTCGGTTAAGGGCATGGCAACTACTGGCGGGCGTCCGGATATTGGCATGCTGCCGGCCTGGAATGCTCTCTGGCTGCTTACTGGGGACAAGCGCATGCGTGATATGGCGCTCGGTACGGCCGACCTTGCTGGGAGCTGGTCGATGCACTACCGCGACAAGAACACAGACCAGCCGGTTAGCCTGATCGACTATCCTTACATGACGATTCTGGGGCGCTCGACAGACACCAAGAATCCGGCAACGAAGAAGTACGAGGCATTCCCTGCATTGGTCAAAGGCCAAAATAAAAGCCCGTACAGCCACGATAGTGCGCATCAACCAGGGTTTGCATACCTTCCATATCTGATGACAGGTGATTTCTACTACTTGGAAGAGCTGCAAATGTGGGCGATGTACAACATCTTCCAGTCGAACCCAGGCTCAAAGTCCTACCGTCAAGGTATCAAGGGGCTGGTGATGACGGATCAGGTGCGCGGCCAGGCATGGAGTTTGCGGACTCTCGCTCAAGCAGCTTATATCACGCCAGATGGTGACCGCTTGAAAGAACACTTCATGAGGATTCTGGGGACGAATCTGGAGTGGTATAACGCCACCTACACTTATAATCCAGAGGCAAATAATCTCGGAGTATTCACGCATAAGTCAGCAATCGTCTATAAAGACACCACTGACGAAATCGCATCGAATACCGCCTTGGCCCCATGGCAAGATGACTTTGTGACGGCGGCAGTTGGGTATGTGGTTGACCTGTTTCCTGAGCTGCCTGCCGCGCGCGACTTCTTCAAGTGGAAATCGAAGTTCGTCATTGGCCGATTCACCGATCCTGAGTTTAACTGGATCGTAGCGTCGAATTACAGCTTGACAGTGCGCGCCACACCAGAGGGGCCGATCTACAAGACGTTCGGTGAGGTATACCGCGATACTGTAGGCGACAAGGTTGCAGCACTGCCATTCGACAAGGTAGCGGAAGCACTCGGACGCAAGCCTAACGATATGGGCGGCTATCCTACCAGCACCGAGGGATTCCCGGCCAATGCACAGCCAGCAGTGGCATATGCGGCGACATATAGCGGCGAAAAGGGCAACGCGGCATGGGAGCAATTCCAGAAGCGCGATCCTAAGCCGAATTACGGAACTGGTCCACAATTTGCCATTGTGCCGCGTTCGGTGTAATCTGCACTCACTTCCCTGTGATGTAGTCAGTTTTCGGCGGCTTCGGCTGCCGTTTTTTTTGGAGAATCCGAAAATGGTATGGGGAACCAAGAGCCGTCAAGAGCGTGGCTATGATGCTGCCTGGAATCGCGTGCGCAAAGTCGTAATCGAGCGCGACAAAGGCTTATGCCAAATGTGCCTTAAGCATAATCGCATCACGCCTGGAAGGGACGTAGACCACAAGATCCCAAAGGCCAAGACGAGCCGCATGGGCTGGACTAGAGCGCAACAGGATCACCCTGATCAGTTATGGCTGTTATGCGTACCGTGTCACAAAGCAAAAACTGAAGAAGAGCAGGGTAAGACCAAGCACGCGCCAAAGCCAAGGATAGGTGCTGACGGCTGGCCGATTCCATAGTAGAAAACACATGCAAGAGTAGTAGTAATTGCACAGTAACCGTGGTAATCTGTAGTCTCTTATCCCTCCCAAGGAACTAACATGACACATGCACGCAAGATCGGATTAGCCTGGCTCGACGCTATTGCGCGGACGAGAGGCGTTCACGATATGTGGGTACAGCATAAGATGCTGAGTGCTAAAGCATCTGCGGTAGTTTGGTTTGACAGACTGTTTGCGGACAGCCTCAAATGACTGACATCCTCCAAGCCGCCCGCAGCTACTACGGCCTAGCTGATGCAAATGTACGTAAGACTGAATGGTTCACCGATGAAGGCAAGACCATCCTCTGTTTCGAGATCGTCACAGAGGGTGAGGACTTCATTGGTATTGTCGAGCGGATGAAGCGCCTGCAAGAAGAGCTGCCTGAACCTGTCGTATCTGAGGATACCGGCCCCTATCCTGGCGATGTTAGCATCGGTGGGTTGAGCGGTAACGACATGGCCGTATGGATTCCGACAACCGAACTGTTCGACTACCAGAAGCAGCACGCTATCACTGAGCAGATCGACGGTGTTCTTACCCTGATGCCATGGCTGCATATGACCAAGCAGCAGCGTATGGTCTATCCTTTGCCAGCTCAGAACGATGAAGGTGTAGGCGGTCGCAAGGTAGCTCACATCGACGCACCAGAGACCGAAGAGTCAACGACGATGGATGCTGTGTGGCTGACTGCATCTGACACAACCGAGCAGCAGCGTCGGCTATCAGCTGATTATGACGTCAAGACTAACCGATGGCTTATCCAATGGCCCATGCTCACCGAAGAGCAGCGCCAGAAGGCGAAGGAGAGCGGCAAATGAATCATCGAGACATGGACAACATCGATGCTATTGAGCGCGCTGGTAAGCACATCGACACATGTCTTAGCGCTATGGACTACTACATGCTGTATGGAACAGGCGAGACACAACGACGCGAGGAAGAGCGAGAGGCATGGAACCGCGCAGTAGACGCTAAGAAGGCCAAGGCGAAGGAGGCTAAGCCGTGATCGAGTTGCAGAAGGCTGTGATAGCCTCCTTTGGTCTGCCAGATGGAACGATGATGTGTGGCCCGGCCAGCATGATCGGTTATTTGCAGGTTCAAATACCGTTGACGCCAGACGTTATGCGGTTGCTCGCTGACGCTATGGACTTAGCCAAAGAGAGCAAGCAATGAACGACTTCCTTCTAATCATTGGTGCAATCCTTCTATGGCTAGGTGGATGGCTAATGGGCCGAGCCTCAGCACATCGAGCAGAAGAAGCCAGGCGCAAGCAAGAGGAAGAGTTTGCCAAGGAGTTGGCAGCTCTGCACGTTGATCCGCCGCCTCCGTTGACTGAGGAAGAGCTAGATTTGATCGCTCGTGCTAAGGCATATGAAGCAACGAGAATGTAATTCCTTTCATTTATGGCCTGAATAGATCGATATGATGATCGCTAGCTCTGGCGAAAGTCAATTCATTCTATTTCGCTTGCATTCTTAGAATATCAATGTGATACTGCATAAAAAGTAGGCGCTTAAATTTTAATCTGCATAAAAAATAGGCAGGGGTGATGTCAAAGTTGCAACATCCCTCATCACAGAGGAC